CAGCACCAGAGTTTCCAAGGGAACCATCAACTTTTAAATAATTAAAGTTAACTGAATCAAAGGTACCAAGGGTTAAATTGGTATCAATAAGGTTTAAAATGTGTGAGGAGTCTAGTCCCTCGTTAATTTTACTTTGGACATATGCACTATCAATAAGCTGAATTACATCAGCTGAATCAACTGAATTATCCCTAATAAGTATTAATGTCTCACCAGAATCTTGACCAACGCCGGTAATTGCAGCAATATAACTTGCATCAACTGTACTATTAATTAGGGAAACTGTAGCAGCTGCACCAATTGCAGCAACTTCACTAGCAAGGACTAACGTACCACTTGAATCTGGTAATGTGATTGTTCTATCGGCTGTTGGATCACCAGCAATAAGAAGGGTTTCGTGAGAATCTACAGTTGTTCCTTCAAACCGAATACCACCACTATCAAATGAAATACCAGTTCCACCTGAAACACCAACAGCTACTTGCAATACATCAATATCTGCATATACTTCAGTGAAATTTTCGTTAATTTTTGTAGCGCCAGTTCTTAGATCATCACCGGTATGATCATTTCCCTGCGCCCCTGTATTAATTATTTGCTGTGCCATTTTGTACCTATTTAATTAGTATTTATATATTTATACCGGAATGCCTTGATGTTGGCGTTGATCGAATCTTTCTACAATATTATCATATGTCATATAACCGGTACCAAATCCATCATTTGCATTATCAAAAGTTAATGCAAAACCAGACCATTCGGCAAGGCTCTTATAATAATTCTGCAGATATGTCATTGTTATAACATTAGGGTCGCCATAATTATTAATAAATTTATATACATCATTTCTGAAATAATTGGAATCTAGTCCGCCAAATAATTGAGGTTGGATTCTTAATGGATATAAATCACTAACTTCACCAAATGCAGGTTGCTGTGTTACTGTAGCAACCTCGGCAACCACTAATGCTCTGGCATCAGGATCAGGTTCTGATATATCTGTAGTAATAGTAAAGTTTGGTGAAGCTTCTAATACAACTTGAGCTCCCAAATAAAATCCAGAAGGATGCACAAACCTACGATATAATTCTTCCCATCTATCAATTGACAATGGTGCTTTAATTAGTACTGAAAGGTATTGATATAAAGAACCGTCAGTTAATAGTTTATTTTGTTCTGGACCAACATCGCTAGAACCAACAATAAACAAATCATGTTTAGGGTATATTACCTCAACTTCTTCATTAAAAAATGCTCTAAAAAAACCATGGGCAGAATACTCAGAACCTTTTACTCTAAAAAAATTACCGAAATTGCGAATCGCTTCTCTAGGAAATGTAAACTGTGACTGTGACACATTAAGTGCAATTTCATCAAAGAGTAAATCTAGTCGTTCGAGTGTAGTGTCTTCAATGTCGCGAATTGTTCTTAATTCATTAATCATACCACCATAACTACCATCAGAATCTAGCTGATCGTAATATGATTCAATAAATGTCAACAGACTAGGATAATTAGTGGCAAAATGTTCTGGCAGTACTTCGCTAACCAGACTTTTCCGGAAATTAACTTTTAATCTATCAAAATCTTTTAATGTTTCCATTATATTGTAACTTTAAGTGATGTTGTCTGTCTATCAATATTTGCAGTGGCTGATGATTTATCTGTATCAATTTTAAGAATATAATTTTTCAATGGTGTTAATGTATTTTCAATTTCTGGCGTTACCGAAATTTTAATATAGTCAACTCCACCTATTAAGACCTCAGGTTGGAATCCTACAATATTTACGATACCGGTAGATTGTTCATAATTACCAACATTATCCAGTAAAATATTTCCATCCAAATCTGCAACCTGCAATTTTGGTTTACCTAACTCATTTTTAATTTGAGCTAATACTCCATTTTGTTCAAATACTGTTGACTGAACATGATGTACATTTGCAGATGGAAATTTAATTTTATTAGGAAACTTTAATGATATTGTATTAAGTGTATTTAACAATGGTACAAATCTCATCTGTGTTTTAACATCAATTCTAGATGATAAAATGGAACCATCTAGTGCATCAATTTCTGTTGCAAGGTTTGATTTACGGAATACTTTGTTAAATAAGTTTAAGTTTGTATTAAAATAAATTTGTAGAAAATTAAATACTTGTGTCTCTGTTGTTGCAATTGATTGTCCAGTTAAAGCCGGATCAAAGTCAAAGTTAATGTCACATTCAACAAATACTTCTAATGGCTCAATAAAGATAATATCAATTGACATTACTGCCAAATTCTCTGCAAAATTGGAAACAATAGAATCTTTAATTGCTTGTTGTGTTGCAACAGGTGTATTATCTTGGAAATTTAATGAGACATAGACCTTACCATAATTTACTTCATCATTTTCATCACCACTCCAAACAGCAACATCTCTTATTTGTGTGTAATTGGAAAGAATAATTGCCTTATAATCAAGCGATGTTACCAACCTTTGTTGTGTTGCAAATGCAATTGGTGCCAATTGTCTTATGGATTCAATTGATTGTTTTTCAGCACCTCCAGTTGAGGCTGACGCAGTAATAGATGAAAGTGTATAGTCAATACCATCAACCCTAATATCATTTGATGGAACAAATAATGTACCAGCATTAGCTTCTGGACCAGATGATGAAAGATATTCAACCACAATTTTATTGCCAGGATCAGGTGATTTACCAAAGGATGTACCGTCACCAAAATTTAATTCGTATTGTCCATTTGGCGTTTCTCTGATTGTAAAAAATTCTGATAGTGCACTTACATTAACAGCTTGTGTAAGTGGATAATATGTTCTATAATTAGATGAGGATGCCGTATCAAATACTTTTACAACTGCAGTAGATTTATCTATTGTTGCATCTGGAATAACGTAAATTTGTCTTTCACTTTTTTCCGGAGCATAGAATGTCTTTGTTTTTTGAGTACCTTCAGTGACGGGAATATCAAGTGAATCTGCAGATGTTTTAAATTCGTATAAACCGGAACCATTATCTTTAGCTGTAAATGTTTCCATAGTTCTAAATGTATATGAAGTACCATTGATATTAGATGTAAATGTAGTACCATTTGCCAATTCAATTGACGGAGGTCTGCCAACAACCCCTGATAAATTAAGAGATAAATTTAAATATGCAATTGCAGATCTAGATGATCTTACATCATAACCTAAAGTTTCTGCATGTGAAACCACAGAACTTCTTAGCTGTGCAGATGAGAGAAAAGATTCATTAATAGAAAAGTTTGCAGTTAAAGCATTAATGTGCGTATTATATGCCAAAACATCCAAAATATTTGATAAACCAGATGCATCAAAGTCATAATCAGAAAACTCTGTTTGAGTTTCTAAATATTCTTTGAGTCTATTTTTAATATTGTCAAAATCTAAATCTACGGATTTTATTGTGGTTGCCATATTATCTCAGCCTATTTAATGAAAGTTCTAAGTCTACGACCTCACCACTATTCACTACCTGAAAAGTGATACTTACAAAAACATCATTACGTTCTGGTACTACTTTTGTTGTAATATCTAAAACTCTAGCTCTTCTTTCAAATGTTTCAATTGCTTGATAAATTAAATCAGGCAAAAGGTCATCTGATATTTCGGTATCCAAATTGAATAATATATCATTTAAATCCGCACCAAAATCTGGTTGAAAAGGTCTTTCAGTTCTATTTGTAAGTAATAAATTTTTTACAGCTTGTTTAACTGCAGCTGCATCGGTCTTTTTAAAAATATCCCCAGCAGGACGTGGAGTGAACGTTAAATCAATATCTTTATAAACACGAGTTCTCGTGGTCACAATTGATGCTGACGCTGTATTTCCATCTTCTATTGCAAATGATCTAGTAGGCATATTTTCCTCTAATTATATACCATTATTTATATAGATTTTCCTGCACTTCAATCAACTCGTTTGTCCCTTGAACATAATTATTAAATCTTGTTTCAAGGATATTATCAAAATCTACTTCCCATGTATCATCCGTTTCAGGCATGATAAGAATAATCTGTGCATTTAATGAATCATCTGGGTTAAAAGTATCATAGTCTAATATAAGTTTTTCAAATTCAATATTGTCTTTCCAATACACCGCAAGATCAAATGTTTTCCATACTGCGATATCACCGTGAGCATCTCTTAACTCATATACAATTGCTCTACCTTCTGTGGCCAGATCATTAATACTACCAGCCTGTAATGTTTCACCATCTGCCTTTCTATATACACCTTCAGCTATCACCAATCTATAATCCTCAAACTCTCCTTGGTTTTCAGAAATGGATAATAACGCATGTGCATGTAAATATAAATGCCTTGCAATTGTTTTTCTTTCGGCTTCATCTTTTATATGAGAAAGTGTAATTTGATCTCCATACCCACCAAGAAATTTTGCAATCTTTACACCTTTGGCCAAAGGTGTTCTTGATGTAATACTGGATTGAAAATTAGGATTATACCTTGGGTCAACCTGAAATACTTTTTTACTCATGATTTAAACCTTTTCACTGCACCACCTGGAGCATTACCAATAATATTTTTACCTCTACGCGGTGTGCTTTCATTACTCACAATTCTACCAATGCTTGGAGGAGTAATGTTTGCAAACGTAGAGCTTAACTTACCTTCTAATACTTGACTAGATGTAAAACTACTATTTGATGCGGTAATAGGATCTCTCATTTTAGATCTAATTTCTGCAGTAGTTAATTTACGATTTGAAATGCCACCATAATCAACAGTTTTATCTATTTGATTATACATGACACTGCTTGGATCAATATCAACTTGTATAACACCCTTATTTGATAGATTCAAATAATCATTCATTACACTTGACGTAGGTTGTATAGTTGTTTTATTTGTTGCAGTAGTAATTGTTTGCGAACCACCACCAGAACCAGGACCTAATGGAGCAGATCCAGCCTGATCAGCCGCAGCGGCAAAAGATGCCTTACCATCTAAGGATCCGTGAAATGTGGTTGCATGCATAGATGTAGAATTTACTCTTGGAATGTGTGCAGTGTGTCCATAATATACCATATTTTCTCCACCGATTGTTCCGGTATCACCAATAACTGTAAGATCATCTGCAGCAATGTTAATGTTTGGAGATGATTGAATAATTTCATCCTTTGCATTAATTCTATAATCACCACCACTTAAATATGTAACATCTCCATTTACATAATTTTTCTGTTGTCCTTTAATAATATTATTTTGATCACCTAGTATTGTTTGTGTATATGTTTGTGTTACAAATTCACTTCTATTTTTTTGAGTAGTTGTTTCATAATTTTTTACAATTCTTTGTTTATAGCCACCCAATATATCTTCTTTTACATCACCAGCCACACGAATATTCATATCACCACCAACTTCAAGATCAAAATCACCAGATACGTTTAATTTTAAATTACCATTATATACAATTTCACCATCACCCTCAACAATAACCTTTTGGTCGCCACCAGTAATTTGAATAGTATTATTAGTAGAGCTAATGATAACAGTGCCATCCGGTCTCATTTCTATACCAGCACCAGTTCTGTGTCTGAATAGCATTCTTTCGGATCCGGGTGTATCATCAATCTCTGTTACGTGACCCGATACAGTTTCTCTTACCTGATTTAATGGGTATTGCGAATTAGGTAATGGGTCTAATTCTAAATCTAATGCTACATCACCACCACCGGTATATAATTTATTTCTCTTTGTTCCACGAGCCGCTGAATTGGTTGTTGCAGTATTAAGATATTCTCTTTTAGGAAACACACCATCAGGATCATCAAAGCCATCTTGATTTTGAGCTGTGGTTTCCATAAAGGATTTTGCAGCAGACATTAATTTTTGAAAATTATTTATCATTTATATCTCTTCTTATATTCTTCCTCTGTCACAAAAATAGGTTCCCCGTTTTTCCAATCACCACCACTTACATAACCGGCATTTTCGGCACGTTTTGTTATAGCGTTTCTGCGCGCTTGAGATGCCTTCATATCTGTTTTTATTTTTTCTAAATCAGCATTTAGTTTTTCCACTTTAGCAATTGCATTCGCTCTTTCAGTACTGCCAGCTTCGGTATCCTCTACCGCAAAACCTGCAGCATTTCTATCACCTCTGGTATTATTTCTGTCAGCTAATAAAGTATAAAATACTTCCCTTTCTGCTAACCATTCCGCGCTTAATGCATCAGCCTCAGCCTGTGTAAGTGTTACATTACCAGTTTCAGTATCCATATCCTGTGTTGCAGTAGAAAGTTTTTCAACTGAAGGTATAGCTTTTGCCTGATCAACTTTTGATACTACTATTTTTGGCGGTAGTGATGTAGAGATTTCCTGTTTTGTTAATAGTCTATTACCAATTACTTCATTGTGTTTTTCTATAGTGGATGAATACACACTTACCTTTTTATATTTTACCTCAACATATTCTCTTGGATCAAAGCCGGGAGCAATGTCTCCATCAAAATATCCCCTACCCAATATTTGCATTCCAGGATTTGCCTTATACATTGCTTCTAAAAATGTATCAAATGCCTTAAATTGCTCAGACGTAATAGATGCTGAAGAAAAATATTGAGATATATTGCTTAATTGATCACTATACGGTATTGCAAGTCCTGCAACAAATTGAATCCATATACTGTTTTCTGAATAGCCTTCAGTCAAATGAACCCACGGTTTTAAGTTAACTGGCCGGCCCCTTTGAATTAGTCCATCTCTTGTAAACACATAATGTGCCTGAATTCCTCTATCAGTACCATTAAATGGCACCTTATCACTACCATCATCCTTTAATGATATATTATGAATATCTTTTGCTTTTAAATTAATATTATTAAATGTGGATGTCCAATCAACAATAACAGTTGATGTGTCTCTTTTTACACTTCGAAGCTCTGCTTCTAACTCTTCTGCTGAACCTACAATCTCAAACGTATATGTGTTTAAATCTGTGTTTTCACCCTTATAATCTGGATTAATATTTGACACTTGATATACCGGTGCCGAAGGTTTAACGTCTGCAGATATTCTACCACTTTTTTGTATAACATTTGATAGATTGGTAGAACCATCAATTTTTACAATAGGTTCTGCTGGTTTACCGGTTAAAGGATCAATTACTTCAATTGTAGGCACACCAAACTCATCAGGTAACCCACCCGGTAATGATGGTAAGTTTTTACCTAATCCATTATAATTACCAACACCGGCAATTGCGCCGGCGATATTAGATAAAATATTGGAAAATTCCTGACCTATACTACCTAA